TCGTGAACTGTTCCGCAAGATGTACCGGTTGGTGATCAAGCACGAGGATCAAGAGAAGTTTATCCGACTGCGTGGTGAGTTTATTCCGGTGCAGCCGATGAACTGGAATGACAACCCCGACCTTACCGTCACAGTCGGCTTGGGCTACGGAAACAAAGACCAGAATCTCATGCACCTGACGCAGATTGCTCAGATGTACCAGATGGTTGCCGCCAATGGCGGGGTGGGCACGCTGATTCAGCCGATCAATATCTACAACTTGATGACCGAAATCCTCAAGAACAGTGGCATCAAGAATGTGAACGATTTTGTAACGCCGGTTCCGCCGGGGCCGCTGCCTGAGCAGCCGGACATCCAGCAGCAAGCATTGGAGATGGAAGCACAGCTGCGTATGCAGGAGCTTCAGATCAAGATGCAAGAAGCGCAGCTTGATTCACAGATCAAACAGCAAGAAATGGAACTGAAGAAAGAAGAAGCAGCGATCAATTATCAAGTCAAACGCCAAGAACTAGCGATTAAGAAACAGGAACTCGGTCTCAAGCAGGCTGAGGCCATGGTGGAGATGCAGACAGGGAGGGCAGTAGCTTTTGGCTAATCTCGAAACTGAAGTATCCCGTGGCGAAAACGCGAAACGCCTCCTTGAAGATGAACTCTTTCAGGAGGCGTTTTCCGTTGTACGCCAGAGTTTGATGGACGAAATGTGGAATACCCCGATCCGAGATACGGAAGGTCGGGACTTCTTGTTTCTCGCCATCAAAGCACTGGATCAAGTCAAACACGCCGTCGTTACGGTCATTGAATCGGGAGCGATGGCTCGAATCCAACTCGATAGGGAATAACCCGCAGGGACTCCCAAGGAGCTTATATGGAAAGCACGAATACAGCCGCTGTACACGATGTGGACAGTGCGGCAGAGGCATTTATTGGTCTCATGGACTCGCAAGAGCAACCGGATGCGGCCAATGATGAAGATGCTGGCGATGCGCCAGTAGTGGAAGAAGAGGAATCCTCTGAACCGGCCAATGATGAAGATTTTGGCGACGAGGAATCCGATTCATCCGAGTCCGACGAGTCAGAAGATAGTGAAGAGTCTGAGGAATCGCAGGAACCCACCTACACCGTCAAGGTAGACGGCAAAGAGGTTGAGGTCACCCTGTCGGAGCTTCAGAACGGCTACCAGCGACAAGCGGATTACACCCGTAAGACGAGCGATCTCGCAGAACAACGCAAGACTTTTGAAGCTCAAGAGCAAGCGATTCAGCAAGAGCGTGCGCAGTACGCACAGGCTTTACAGCAACTTTCCCAGATGATGCCGAACGAGTTAGCTCGTTTTCAGAACATCGACTGGGCAAGACTGAAGAGTGAAGACCCGTTTGAGTATATGACGCAGAGGGAAGAGTTCCGTGAGGCTCAAGAGCGTGTTCAGGCTGTTCAGATTGAGCAGCAGCGAATGGCTCAGATGCAAGCGGTACAAAACGCGAGAAACTGGCAAGAGCGTCTTTCGCAGGAGAAGCAGCTTGTTCAAGAGGCTGTCCCTGAGTTTGACAAGGTGAAGCAGGAACTCCGTAGTTATGCCCTACAGACTGGTTTCAGCGAGCAAGAGGTGCGTGGCCTAATCGACCACCGCTCTGTTTCGATTCTTCATAAAGCGATGATGTACGACAAGATGAAGTCGGCAAAACCGCAGACGAAGAAAGTCACCAAGTCTACCGTGGTTCAAAAACCCGGCTCTGCCAAAACCAAAACGGATGTCTCGTCTGAGAAGCGAACTGCCAATGTAGCAAAGGTGCGGAAAACTGGATCGGTTGACGATGCAGCCTCCGCAATTTTCGATCTTTTGTAATTCTCTAGGAGACTACGATGGCACAGCCAACCAATACCTTTGACGCATACGATAGCGTCGGTAATCGTGAAGATCTTTCCGATCTTATTTTCAACATCAGCCCGACTGAAACTCCGTTCCTGAGTGCATGCGGCAAATCCAAGGCAACCAACACCTACCATGAGTGGCAGACTGACTCTCTGGCAGCGGTTGCTGACAACAAGACCATTGAAGGCGATGACGCTACTGCCGATGCGGTAGCTGCAACTACCCGTTTAGGAAACTACACACAGATCAGTGATAAGGTCGTTGTGCTTTCCGGGACGCTGGAAGCGGTCAATCGTGCAGGACGCAAGCGTGAGATGGCCTACCAACTTGCCAAGCGTGGCAAAGAAATTAAGCGTGATATGGAAAACGCTTTGGTTGGTCTGAACAACAAGCGTGAGGCAGGCTCTTCGTCTGCTGCTCGTGAGCTTGCTTCTGTACAGGCTTGGATCACCAACAGCTCGAAGGGTACCGGTGGTGCCGATCCGACTGGTGATGGTACCGATGCCCGTACCGACGGCACTCAGCGCACTCTGACCGAAGCCATGCTGACTACGGTTATTGATGCAATCTGGACTGCTGGTGGCACCCCGGATGTGATGTACTGCGGCACGACTGCTAAGGGCATCATTAACGGTTTCACTGGCCGTGCGTCCACCAACTATCAGCTCGTGAATGATGGCAAGTCCATCCAGAACGCAGTTGATGTGTACATTTCTGACTACGGCAATATCAAGGTAGTCCCGAACCGCTTTAGCCGTGCTCGTGACCTGCTCGTATTGCAGTCAGATATGTGGAAGATCGCTACTCTGCGCCCGATGCAGACCAAGGAATTGGCTCGCACCGGTGACTCTGAGAAGCGCCAGCTTGTTGTCGAGTACACCCTTGAGGCGTGCGCACCGGCAGCAAACGGCATCGTCGCTGACCTGTCTACCTAATCATTAGGTAGCTGACTAACCCTCATCCCGCTTCGGCGGGGTGGGGGTTTTTTATTGGAGTTTGCATGGACAAGATTGATACCGAAATCGAAAACGGCATCCAGACCGATCTTTTTTACGACGCCGAAACCGATCGGATGGTTGTGAATCGGACACAGGATGTCGAATCCATATTGGAAGCGAACAAGCGCAAGTACAACGATTTCGGCGATCGTCACTTACATCGTGGCGAGACTTTCCATCATGCGGCTTCCATACCCAACATCGTGATCGAGCGGTGGATCAAGGAATACGGAACCAATCCGCTCGACAAGGGGAACGAGGCGCTGCTCAAGCGACTTTTGAACGACCCCGACAATAAATTTCTCAGAACCTCCCCACTCAAGGTTTAAGCGATGGCACTGACTACCTACGCTGGTTTGAAGTCGGCGATTGAGTCATGGCTTGATCGTGATGATTTGACCAACTATCTCGATGACTTCATCGACCTAGCTGAGGCTCGTATTGGTCGCGACCTGCGTATTCGACAGATGGAAACGCAGTCCACCCAGACTCTTTCTGGTGGCACCCGAGAGTATGACCTCCCGGCAGATTACCTACAGATGCGTAATGTCCAGCTCAACACAAGTCCGATTACGGCACTTGAGTATCTAACGCCTGAGATGATGGATCGCTTGTGGGCAGGTTCGAGCACCGGTCGTCCGCGTGCATACACAATCATCCGAGACAAGATTCAGTTAGGGCCAGCACCTGACTCCACATACTCGCTGGAATTTACCTACTACGCGAAGCCAGGAGCTTTGACAGCATCCGAAGATGGTCTTTTGTCCGTGATACCGGATGTCTATCTCTATGCAGCTTTGCTCGAAGCAGAGCCGTTTCTTCAAAACGATCAACGCATCCAGCTTTGGATGGCCGCCTATGACAAGGCAATAGCCGCAGCCCAGATGAGTGATTCAAAGGATCGCCACTCAGGGTCTGCGATGCGTGTAATGACTGAATCAGGAAATCCGTAATGGCACTAGAAGACCTTACCGGTGGCAGCAAATTCATCGACTCCCTGAATGCGTCGAATCCTGCGGGTTCGGATTCAAAATCCACCGCTGACGATCATCTCCGTGGTATCAAAAACACCATCAAGAACACTTTCCCCAATGTTGCGGGAACTGTCAGTGCCGACCATTCAGAACTGTCGATTCTGGATGGCGTGACGGCTACGGCAGCAGAACTCAATTATGTTGATGTGACGGCTCCCGGTACGACGGAGGCTTCCAAAGCAGTTGTTGCCGATGCGTCCGGCAATGTGACTTTTGCGGGTAGCGTTACTTTTAGTAATCCGACCTCGGTTGCTACACCTACTGCGACCGGACATGCGGCGACGAAAGGTTATGTCGATACGGCGGTTTCCAACTTGGTGGATGCCGCTCCCGGGGCATTGGACACTCTGAATGAGTTGGCCGCAGCGATCGGGGACGACGCTAACTTCTCGACCACTGTAACCAACAGCATTGCTACTAAGGTCAGTAAAGCAGGGGACACCATGACAGGTGACCTCACACTGCCGAATGATCCTAGCAGCGCCCTGCATGCAGCGACGAAGCAATATGTAGATACCCGTTTGAAGAAAGATGGGACGGAAGCAATGTCCGGCACTCTTTCGATGGGCAACAACAAGATCACCAATGTCACCGATCCGACTTCGGCACAGGACGCTTCGACGAAAGCCTATACCGACTCGATTTTGGGTTCGGCGCAGTCATCCGAAGATTGGGCAACTAAGACCAGTGGCACTGTGGATGGAACCGAATATTCATCCAAGGAATATGCCATTGGCACCAATGTCGCGGCAGGATCAGCAAAAGATTGGGCCAGCCAGTCAAGTGGAACCGTAGACGGTACGGATTACTCTGCGAAGTATCAGGCGACGCAAGCCGCTAGTTCTGCATCCAGTGCAGCATCTAGCGCGACCTCGGCAACAGCGAGTGCAGCCTCAGCAACATCAAGTGCCACTTCGGCTACAAACAGCGCAAACGCTGCTTCGACATCAGCTACCAACGCAGCAGCTTCAGAAACTGCGGCAGCAGCGTCAGAGTCTGCCGCAGCGGCTTCAGAAGCGGCTGCCGGAGCATCTGAGACTGCGGCAAGCACTTCGGAAACGAATGCTGCGAACAGTGCAAGCTCAGCTTCAACGAGCGCAACAAATGCTGCTGCCTCTGCATCATCAGCCTCATCGAGTGCTACCGCAGCAGCATCAAGTGCCACGGCTGCGGCAAGTTCAGCGACTTCCGCAGCAAGTTCTGCTACGGCAGCGGCAGCGAGCTATGACGATTTCGATGATCGCTACCTTGGTGCCAAAGCCTCAGCTCCTTCGGTTGATAACGATGGAGATGCGCTTGCATTAGGGGCGCTGTACTTCGACACCAGCACCGACACCATGAAGGTGTACTCGTCTGGTGGCTGGACTGCCGCAGGATCGTCTGTCAACGGCACAGCAAACCGCTACGACTATGTGGTGGGGAC